TGCACTGCCAAAGCGCATCTCCCGGGGTTTCAAAAAGAAACCCCTGAAGTCGGAATGGCCTCATGATCGAGGCCAGACTCCTCCATACGGCAAACTACCGTTGGAGGACTTGACTTCTCCCACAAGCCCGTAAGGGCCCGCCTTCACACTAATGTGAAGGCCACCACCCAAGCTTTATGCTGACGCGCTTGGGGCGTCCAGAACGCTCCAGGTGCTTCTCATCTTGGCTCATGGGTGGCTCCCACGAGGAAGGTCCATTCTTTTGGACCGTGCCTGGCCAATAACAGGGAATAAAGCTGATATCGCTATCAGCAACCCTTAAATTATTGGTTTCAAGCTTGAGTAAGCACTTGAGCAAGGCACCAGTGTCCCCGAGCTGATCACTCGGGGCTTTGGCCTCAACAACATAGCCCCGAACTTGAGGGCTAAAAAGGCTTGGGTGCATGCGTTCACAATCGTAATCGTGAAGGCGTGAAACCCTGCCTAGCACAGGTGAGTCTGGTGCTACTGTCGGGAAATGTTTCAACATTCCTTTAAGTAGCTTATCCAGATAACGGACGGTCAAAGGATACCAACCAAGATATAGTTGGTTCCTGAGAGCAACCGTTGCAATCACACCTGTTGCGTCTGCCATTGTGTCGGGTAACGCTTGCCGGACACGGACTATTGACACGTCCTGTCCATTAAAGTATTCCCGGCCACAAGACTCTCTGAACCTTCCGGTCCAGAAAGACTTGTCCAGACCAACTTGAGCTCCAAAAAGTTCAAGTGTCTGTACAATGGTATGCACATGATCTACGGGGACAATCAAATCATCTCCGTAGACACGCACCGCACCAAGAAAAGACTTCAAGTCTTTCTTGGTTAGCGTCCTGTTGAGCGACTTCTGAATTCCTAAGAAGATCAAGGTCGTAAAGACCATGGCCTCCACCGGAAAACAGAGCGCTGAACCCATAGACGCGTACTTGGCCAAACGAATAATTCCGTGGCCAGGTACCTCAGCCCGCCGTGAACGTGTGGCATCGAGGGCCTCTGTCAAATGAGGCCATCGTTCAACCATCCGTCTGACGAGCTGATTGGAAACACGATCGGAAGCATCACTCAAGTCGAGTGTTGCGGTTCGGCCATCAGCCGAGCCTTGACGAGCAAGCTCCTGATTAGGAGTCTGATCATCAAAACCGATAAGTCCACGTAGGAGTTCATCCCTATCGTGGGCTGCAAGGAAACTTCGCAGTAAAGCCTGTTGCATGTATTGAATACATGTAGGCTCCACTGCGATTATCCTTGGTGTTTTCAACGTTTTAGGGACGGGGATAACCTTCACAGGTATCTCCATCTCGGGTTCGAGGATGTCTACCTCACTTAGGTCATCAGTAAAATGATGATTTGGGATGAGGTACCTGTCTAGGGGAAATACCCTATCTAGGCGTCGGGTCCAGGTACGTTGGCGATACTTTCCATTACTGGAAAGGCCGTCAGCGG